ATTTCCAGAACCAACTATATCTGGTTTTTCGTTTCTTAGTAAAATAATATTATCAGTTCTGTCAATAATTTCATTATCAGCATCATTGATATTATCACCCTCCCAACAAGACACAATTACATTATTTACTCCTAAAAATTTAGAATAAAGTTCTGCTGTCTGAATTGTTCCCGGATAAAGGCCACCTTGCATTACAATATCCATAAATTATTCATCCTCTTTTTTGATTGATTCTATAAGTTTATTCTTTCCTAACATTGTGTGTCTGCCGTCATTCGCACGATTACTATTGCATGCATCACGAACTATTGTATGGCCTGGAATATTTTTTTCTATAAACTCATAAATATATTGTCTGTCGTGGTCGTGATTGTGCCATTCGACTATTATATAATCAAAATCGTGAATTATAGTAGAGTTTTCAAAAATATTATATTCACTACATTCAACATCAAGTTTAGCCAGAAAAAGAGGATATTCGTTTGATATACATTCTTCTAGGGTGGTTAAACTAAACACATTTTCTTCATAGTGGTGTATAGATTGGAATAAGGGAGAATCTTTTCTGTGTTCATCATCAATAAATTCAACCATATATCCGGCATCACTATAGTCACCTACCCCTTGAGGAACACAAGAAGTGGCGCCATAAAATATTCCCTTGTTTGTGGTTTTTATCATGGGGTGTTCGCCTACTAAATTTACAATTTTTTGATAATTGGATTTGTCTGGTTCAAACACCTGAATTTGTTTTATTTTACTATTATCTAAAAGTTCAAGGCAAAAAACTGTAAACTCGGCTCGGTATCCACCAATATCACAAATAATGGAATTGTCTGGCATGTTTTCAGAAATTTGATTTATACAATCTAAATTAAATTCTTCTATTATTCTGCCACCCCTTTGTTTATATTTATCATTCATTTCACCCATTTGTATATTCCTTATAACTCTTTTCTTCGACAAGTGTTGAACCTGTTATTTTGTTTATTGTTTTTTTATATTTTGCTCTCTGGTCATTTAGAACATAAACTGACCTTGCTAATTCGATAAACTTATCTCCAAAATTACCGATTCGTTCTTCTTCGCGAATAGCATCTTCAACATCCCATAATTCAATATTGATTCTTAGAAGATTTACAACATCCTTTGATGTTTCTTCTATTCCCATTTCTTCTAAGCAGGGAACAAGATATTCAATTTCATTTTTTATATTTGACAACTTACTGGCATCATCAATTCTTTTTTCTTTGATTCTTAGAATTGTAAGTTTGTCTACAATCTCGCCGTTTGATATTTCTGCTTTCATTGTATAGTTTTCCATTTCTTATCATATACAAAATCGATATATGAAAAATCTTTGTTTTGTTGATTACCATTTACCATTCGAGAATACATAAACAATTTATCGGTAGTATCAAGTTTCTCTATAAGATAGCAAAAACAAGTTTCTACCGTGTGAATCTCTTTTGCATTTTCAAATATCCAACAATAGTCCATTGGTCTAAAATCCAAATCGTTGTTTATAATTTTGTATTCTGTTTTTATATTCATTGGTCTGTGGTATATGTCTGGCGGTGAACCCAACATATCATTTACAAAAATAAAATCCTCGCCGTCTTTTAATCCCAAATGTTTTTTTAATTTTTGTTCTCTCTTTTTATTTCGTTTGAAATGAAAATGGTCTTGCCAATTTTCAGAGGACATATACACCAATGGATATTTTGCTTTCATTGGCAATGTTTGTAAAATTCTATCTGCACATTGAAACGGCAAGAATATAAAATTCTCCGTGATTATAAGAGATTCGTGATGATAATATTCCTTGTATGGAAAATCGTCCGATTCTTTTACAAACGAAATTCCTTTTCGTTTTATATAATCACCCAACCAACTATAATGGTCTGCAACAGGCCATATAATTTGATAACCATTTTCTATAAGATGACTGGCTGCCTTCTGTAAAAAGAAAATATCACCAAGTCCGGCTGGTTGCTTGATTAGACAAATTTTATCCATTATATTTGGAATCAGATTCTAAAGCAATCCAATATTTCAAATCTCTTGTGGTGTGTTCAAATTCACTAACGACTTTATCTGTTACTGATACTGTGTAATCGCCAGGAAGAATTTTTAGATTTTCTACTTTGAAGTAGAAAGTAAAATCGGCATCATTTGTATTATCTCCAACAGTAATAGAGTAACTGTTTGATGATGGCTCTTTTTTATCAAGAGCAACCAATTCAATTTCACCATTGTCTGTAGAACGCAATGCAAGGTCAGGTACTTGAAGTACAGACGATGCTTTTTGAATTTCAACAAGGTCAGAATTCTTTAGTGTAAAATCTACAACACTATCTGGCATTTGAATTTGCTTATCAATAGTGGTGAGTAATTTTGGTTCGGCATAGTAATATACTACACTTGCACCATTGTTTCCTGTAATGGTTACTTTGCTTTCTTCAAAATCAAATTCAGGACTGTTGAACAAAGAAACAGTTCCTAGAAACTTATTCAAATCCCAAATACCAAATTGAGTATCAAATGTTTCTGATACGGTTGCTTCGGCCATAATGTTGCGAACTGGCGAAATGGTTCGTATAACATTGCCAGGTTTTACTAAAATGTTTGAGTTGATACTTGAAAAATTCTTCAGAATTTCTGATGTGTCTTTAGAAATTTTCATACAAGATTGTGTTGCTGTCATTTTTTAATCTCCATAATAAAGGTTACAATCGTTTGTGTTATTATACATTATAAATGTGGTATGTCAACTACCACTTTTCAAAATTATCGTAGTATTCTTCTACTGCATCTTCATCCTCTTTTATAAGCCAATCCAATTGTTGTTTTGACTTTTTTCTTTGATGTTTTACTGTGTGGTTTTTTGTATATTCTTTACGCAACGCAGGGTTATTCTCGCTTTCGTTGTGTTCTTGATTTTTGTTCTTTTTCTTTGCCATTTCTAATTTCCTAAAATTCTCCTATATTCTCCATTAGATTTTTGAGTTTATGTTGGATAAAATATTCCAACAATTGTTTACGGCTGCCAACAGGGTCTATGTCGTAAGCATTTGTTATTTCTTCCATGATGTTCGGTGGGATGTGTGCAAAATCTACAAGTATTTGATTTCGTTTCCAGTTCTTTTGAATTTCTTCTGAATCTAAACTTCCATCTCTTATTTGTTCGACTCTCTTTTTTGTCATTCTCATTTGGCGTTTATCATCATTGATAAAGGTGTCGTCATCTGATAAAATGTTTGGTATACCATCTGATACATCTCCCCTTATGGTATGCTCTAATAGGTATTCTTCTGGATTCTTACATACAAGAAAATCTTTTTTGGTCGGACTATATTGCCGAACATTAGAATATCTTTGTAGTTGTTGAAAATCCTTATCAGAAGATATAATCATTATCTTTTCATTTTCTCCATACTTCATACACAGTGTTGCAATAACATCATCTGCTTCTGTTCTTGGAACATTGACAAATTTGTATGGAAATGTTTCTTTCAATTCTTCTGTGATGTTTCTAACCACCTCAAAGAACTTGCCCCAATCAATATCAGAGTTTTTCTGTGATTTCTTTCGATTTTCTTTATATTGGGGATAAAAATCTTTTCGCCAATAATTCCCTGCATCTGAACATATAACTAGTTCGCCATAATCTTTACTGAAACGGTTTCTATAGTATCTGTACGAATTTAGAATTAGATGTCGTAAAAAAGATTCATCCATTTCGTTTGTTTGTCGAAGCGAGTGAAAAAGACTCGCGATTATTACTTGGCTATTATCTACTAATATCATTATTTTTCATTCTTTCAAATTTTTCTTGTGTTTCTGAAACCATTGTGTTGTTTACAGGTTTCTTTTTTGTTGTTTGTTTTGCTCTTACTTCACTTACCATATCCCGAAGATAATTCAACCACCAATCAGCGTGTTGCCTCATCCACCTTCTATCGGCATCATTTGTATTTTTTTGAATCCAGAAATTATTTTCAATTAAAAATTCATAGATGGTTGTTTTCTCGTTTTTGTTTGTCCATATTATATTGACTCTGACATCTTTGCCTCTAACAACAGGGAATTCGTCCGTTCCTCTCTTGTATGTCTTTACAGACAACTGTGAACTAATTGATTCCATTTCTGATTTCACATAATCTTCATACGAAAGATTTGATTTGGGTTTTTTAAACATTTGGTTTCCAAAATATAAATACTGGTTCGTATTTGAAATACTTACCATTCACTTGACAGAAATTTTTACAAGTAGGTTTTCCATCTTCACCTATTCTATTTTGGCCTGGCATTCCTTCTAAGGCCATCTTGATTGTATATTTGTATTCTAGCCCATAAGATTCTAAAATATCTCTACTGTCTTGTTCCAATGGAAGATAATTTCCACTTATCAATAAATCGGCAACATTCCACGCCATATATCGGCCAGGTTTCAAATATTCTGCACATGTTTTCAATGTCGGGCGCAAGAACCCATCTCTCCAAGATTCATAAGATGAACCATACTTTTTATATGATTGGTTTTCATCTTCACTATATGCTTCACGGTTGAAATATGGCGGAGAAGTAAATATAAAATCCAACTTACCTTTATACTTCTGGAAGTCGGGATGCTTTCCTATTTCTTCTGAACCTTCTTGGAATATTTCGTAAGTATTTGTTTCGGAAAAGAATGGATTTCCTCTATAAGTTTTGGTATTATAGAAATCAGCGAGAGAAGCATACTTACTGCTATCGCTATCAACAAGAACATTATCAGGATTAGGGTCAGTCCCAACATAATGAATCCTGCGGTCATCCCGAACACCCATAGCACCGAGTAAACGGCCACCCCAACCAGCCGATGGGTCATAGATGTTAATAACTTCTTGGTCTTTGAAATCATCTGTAAACCTTTCATAAAGATATTTAGCAGTCATTGGTGGGAAATTGACAGCGGGTTGAATATATCCAATCCGATATGCCGCAAATGCTTTTGGAAACATCTTCTTTCCCTTTTGATATACACGAATGTTGTATCGTTTCTCGTCTGACATATTCTCAATATCAAATGTAGAATGATGCCTGTACTCCAACCACCCCTTATCTTTATATTCTTGTACTTGGTCTTTTGTTAGATTTAGAATTTCATCCTGTTCTACTTGGAAGTAGCCACTGTTTAGGCCGTCCCTAACCTTTACTTCCTCTAGCATAAAGTCATAACCCTTGAAAATGTTTGGACTGTTGTGGAATGCATCCATCCAATCTACTGCATTTTCTGTGTCGATGATTGCATACTTTGGACTGTGTGTGAATGCACTCTTTGCGTGTTCGTACAGGGAATCCCTGCGAAAATGTCGCATACCACCCTTCACCATTTTCTCAAGGTGGGCATCATCCGCAAACAAATCGTAAATTGAATATCCTGTATCTTTGTCTGTATAATTGATACGCACCTTCATCATATTACTATACCATTGGTCTGCTTCACCGCCAATGCGTGATTTGTTGATGATGACATCTTTTCCTACATCAGCAAGTTCATCTGTAAACTCAAATTTGTGTACAGGATATTCGGCAATCTTATTGAATTGGTCGATAATATCAGATTCGTTCTTTCCTGTTCTTGGTGGACACCCATAATCATCCCAAGATTTCTTTACAACCTTTCGGAACTTTATCACCCATTCACGAAATTCGTCTGGAGTCATTTCAAGTAAATCTTCAAAGTTGCAATTGATTTCGGAATCAATCACATAGTTGTTTCGTTCGTAAAAATGTTTTGTTTCTGTCATCATAAAATGTTCTCAAGTTTTGCTGTCGGCATGTGTTTGAAAATTACTCCTGGCAACTTTCCACCCATCCAAGAAATATCACCCATCACTTCAAAGTTCATCTTCTTGTAAAAGTTTATTGCTCGGTCATTATCTGAACGAACTGTTAGCCACACTGGTTTTCCTTCTACCGTATGTTCAAAAAATCTCTCTAATACTTTTCTGCTGTTGCCATTGCTTGGGTCTGCATTCACAATCTGATGTAACATAACATCACCCTTATTGGCAACATTTTCACCTATTCTATTCTTCCTCTTATATATGGTGTATGTAATAACTACTCCGTCATCATAAACACAACAGCCAGAATTTATCTTTCGTTGAAGATAGTCAAATCGAATGTGTGGGAATATTTCTTTGTGTTTGTGAAATATGCTATACACTTCTTTGATTTCTTCTATTTTGGCCTGATTGGGTATCATTTTATACTGCTAAAATTATTTTTCTTTTCAAAGACAATATGATTACTGAACTTATCTGTCATTGTATCAGATTTATGAGAAATTACAAATATATTCGCACGATTTCCGAAAGTTGTTAGAAGTTTTAGAAATTCTTCTGTGCCAACTGCATCTAGGCTGGAATCGAACACCTCATCCAGAATGAGTAAATTGCAATTCACACTATTTTTCAATCGTGCCACTTCTCTCCATGCCAAAAGCAAAGATAAATCTATTCTCAGCCGTTCACCCTCACTGAAGTTATAGTATGTAAAGTCATCACGATGGCGACTCTTTATAGTTTCATCAAAATTTTCATCCAATTCAAAATGGCAAAAGAAATCCATGTCTGTCAAATATTTGTTTATAAGTTTGTTCATAACTGGCAAGTAATGTTTTATAATCTTTGACTTGATTCCACTGTCTTTCAGCATTGTCGAAGCAATATTATAATAGTGTCTATCTTCTATTTTTTCTTTACGGTCAGAAATGCAGGATTTTCCTTCTCCAATCAATTGGTTGAGTTCATCTTTTGCTTCTTGAATTTCTGTACCTTCTGTCATCGAAGATTCTATACTTTTCAAAAGTTTATCAACATATTGTGTTGATGCACTTATTTGATTTTGTTTATTGCTAACAGACTTTTCAATTTTTTGAATATCTTCTGCTGTTTTGTTTATCTCTCCAATTTTGTTTTCTGTATTTTCAATTTTATCAAACAATTTTTCTAGTTGTTTTTGTATATCTACTTTTTCTTCGGCCTGTTCCGTGTACACGGATTCTTTATGGTGTTCTTGGATGTATTGTTTACAGGACGGGCAATTATCATTTTCTTCATAAAATTTTACATTCCTTTCAATGTTTTTTATTTGATTTTTTAATTCCTTTTCAAATGATTCGGATTGTAATAAATCGTTTGTAATATCATTTTTGTCTTTTATTGTTTCTAATAATTCATCTATATTAGTTTGTTGCTTTTTAATTTCTTCTTGCAATTCTTTTATTGAATTTTTTGTAGTTTCTATTTCCGTTTTATATTTGTTTATATTGTCGGATGATTTTTTTTGAAGTGTTTTGATTAGTTTGTGTTTCGCGTCTACCTTTTCTTTCATAATTTCTATTTTATGGTCGATGTCAGTAATTTGTTCTTTTATTGTTTGTAATCTTCCACGAACTAATATATTCATCACACTAAACACATCAATATCTAATAAATTTTCTACTACTAATCTTCTGTCTTTTGCAGAAAGTTTCATGAAAGGAATATAATTAGAAGAACCAAGAATCACCACCTGACAAAACGACTTGTATGTCATTTTTAAAATCTGTTCTTCTAAAATCTTTTGATAATCTTTTGATTTAGCATCTTGGTCTAAAAGTTCGTCATTTTTATAAATTTCAAATCTCTTTGGTTTCAGGCCACGAACAATTTTATAATCATCTGTGCCCGATGAAAATTCAATTTCTACCACACATTCTCTTTCGTTGATTGAGTTTACTAATTGAGGAATATTGATGCCGCGAAACGATTTGCCGAACAGAGAAAATGTAATAGCATCCAACATAGTAGATTTACCTGTTCCATTTTCTCCACTAATAAGTGTGGTATTGTGTTCGGTAAGGTCTATCGTGTTTTTATAGTTTCCTGTTGAAAGGAAATTTTTATATGAAAGTGTTTTAAATATAATCATTCTGTTGTTGTAAATATATTCCGAATCCGTTCGTTCGCATATTCACATTGCCTTTCACTTATCTCTGTTCCTATACAAGAACATCCATATTCCATACACCCATTTGCTGTAGTACCTGTTCCCATAAATGGGTCAAACACTACAAACGATTCTTCTGGTTTTGCGTATGTCTTTAGTAATTGCTTTACTAAATCTGTAGAGTATGTTGCTTGGTTCATTTCCTTTGTTGCACCATCATTGTTTTTGGCATCTATAAAGTTTGGAACAGGAACATAATATTTTTGTCCTGTCGTTCCTACTTTGCTTATTTGTTTATTGGTAGTAAACGAATCAATTTCGTTCTTACGAACAAACACAAAAACGAATTCACAAATTCTCTGCAATCGATTAGGACTTGCAGGATATGGCATAGACGCTTTCTTTTTCCAAATGATTGTGTCTGCAATACAGAAGTTTGTGTTGTTTACTAAATGTGCAACCAATTCATATGGCAGAGAAGGATTCTCGATTGAATAAGAGAAGTTGTAAAGCACAACACCGTTCTCTACTAGAATATTATCGAAGTGATTGAATATATTGGCAGTCCATTCCATATATTCTTTTGGTTCTTTCCAATCGTTGTATTCATCATACCTTCCAGAATCAGCATCGCCGCCTGGTCGTTTGGTCATATTATAAGGTGGACTTGTAAGAACCAAATTAACTTTACTCTTACAATTCTTCATAAAATCTATACAGTCAATATTGTATATCACAAAGACAAACTCTCCATATAAATGTCTTTGATAAGTCGTTTCATTCGTTCTTTATCTTTGACTTCTTCAAGAGAATCAATTTCATTGTTGATAAGAGTTACCGTATCTTGGGACAAATCTACCATTTCTTCTTTTGTCCATTCTGAATTTATGACTTCTTCAACAACAGTAATTTTTATTACTCCGCAATCATACAACTTATCCATAAACCTCTCAAACGAATATGGATACTTTTTGTGTTCTACAAATAGTTTAACATACGAATCTTTGAGGTGTTTGCAATTAAATTGTTCAATATCAATTGGGCCTGCTTCATCATTATACGATATAGAATGAAACATTTTATGTGGGTTTGGAATAAATTCAAGTTCTCTATATTCTGTATCAAAAACATGAAAACCTTTTTGTTCTTTCAAATCAGCAAATGTTATTTGGTATTGTGTTCCCATATAATAAATGTTGTCGTGTTTTTGCCGGCAATGAAAATGGCCAGTCAATACCTGCTCGTATCGTTCAAACAACTTTGCATCCATTCCGCCTTCATGTTTAATTCCTCTCATCACATCATATCCACTCAATTCAAGATGTCCGACCAGAATTGGCGCACCTGCGGTTTTTATAAAGTTTATAGATTCATCATAGTTTTCTTTATTCACCCAAGGCAATAATGCTATGTTTAGGCCGTCAAAATCTACCACAGTAGGTTTTTCATAAATGATTATATCATCAGAAAATAATTCTCGTAAAGAATTAACAGAATTTGTATTTCTATAATAAACATCGTGGTTGCCTAAAATGCAATGCATTTTTATACCTTCATCACGAAGTTTGTCCATAAATCTAGTTCTAATTTGGTTCAGAATATTAAAATTGACAAACTTACGCCTGTCCATTAAATCTCCTGCGTGTATAATTGTTTTTATGTTATGTTCTTTTAGATGTGGGAAAAACACATCATCAAAAAACTTCATAAAATAATCAAAAAATAATTGTGAGTCACCTCTGGCAGACCAGTGGGTGTCATTTATTATTGCTATCTTCACTTATATCATCATCCTGTAAAATATTATCAATTTCTGCTTGTTTGTTTTTTTTCTTTTTTGGTTTTGGGGAAAATTTCTCAATATCGCATTGTGACAGGCCGAACATATCTGCATACGGATTTCTCATTGCAGAATCTTTATGGTCGGCATAAGTGTCTGAATACCATCTTGGAATATTTCCTTCGGTATCATTGGCTTCTACCAATTTATACTTTATATAATTTTGTTTTTTCTCTTTTTGTATTCTTCTCAAAAATGCATAATATATAATTTGAGTAAAATATGAAAATGGATTTTTTGATTTTTCTGGATTGAAATTATGGCAATACATTAGACAATTTTCGATTCCATCTCCAACCATTTCATCTCTAAATGGATAATTGATAAAATTTGGTCTATATGAAAGGTGTTCAGATATTTTATAAAAACACTCACCAATATAATTAGTCACAGGCGGGACATTCTCGCCTGAAGCATTTGCTTCATTTACTAAAATTTTCCATTCACACATTGCTTTGAAAAATTCTTCATTATCGATATAGTTGTTGGTTGTTTTCTTTTTCTTTTTCTTGCCAGCCATAATCTATTCCTCATCATCGTCTAAATAATCATCAACATTTGGCGACCAATCTTTATAATCGCTCATTCCTTTAAGCCCGTCTTTTCCAATTAATCCTTGTGCTAACATATGAAAGAATATCATCGGTGGTATTGCTATTGTAACAAGAATATTTTGTGATTCAATAAAATCTTCTATATTTTCTTCATCAATTTCATCTTGAGTTACCATTGTATCTTCTTTATTCTTTGCTTCATCATAAGATTCAACAGTTTCAGCATCTGGCTCAAGAATTGTTGCTACCCAATCTACTGGAATGTCCACATTTATTTGGTTGGTGTTTTGCAACCAATCTCTCATCAGCATTACATCTTTTCTTTCTTCACTCACTGGGTCTATATAAGATGAAACTTTCACTTGCATTGGTCGGTCTAAAGTATATTTATATTTTGACTTTCCTACTATTTTTGTGATTACATCTTCACCACTTCTTAGTTTTAATATTTGATATTTGCTCATCTTTATCCCCTATAATTTTATTCTGTCTGTTTTATATTCAAATTTTTCGGAGTTGTATATTTTTAATCTTTCTACGAAATGTCTAAATGTGTGGTTCTTCCACGATTTCCACGCAAGATTATCTCCAATATCATAAAGATTTGCCATTACTTTCTGTTCCGATTTTCGTAATTGTCTACCGATGGACTGTAATATTCGAATTCTGCTTTTTGAGGGTGATGCGAAAATAATATTGTGTAGTTTTCTAATAGAAATTCCTGTACTAAAAGTTCCATAAGATGCAATGATAATGGCATTATCCTCTTTTTCCACAATATGTCTAATTTCTTCTCTAACATCAACATCAGTTCCACCATAAACAAAAAATACTTTTCGGTTGTTTTTTGTTTTGCTTTCTATATTAGTATGTAGTATTTTTCCGTGTTTCTCTACAAATTGAAACAGCACTAATGTGTTTCCCTTGAGGTTAAGAGATAAATCTGTAATAAAATTATTTCTTTTGTCGTTTTTTACTAGCCAATCCATTTCTTCTTGATATTTTGCTCTCCGTACCTCTTTTTTCTCTGCATCGGAATATTCTAACAATATACAATTGATTTTTAAATTAGAAAGCATATTCTGTTCAATAAGTTCTGTTGTGGTTGTTACTTTATACACCGAACCAAATAATCCCTGAATTACTAACTTGTTAACCTGAACATCATCTAATGTTCCAGTAGTCCCGACCCTGTACGGGCAGTCCCTCAGTTTCGTCATAATCGATGTTAAGGACTTAGATTTGAATAAGTGACACTCATCCCCGAATATAACATAAAAGTCCTTGAAGAACTTATCAGGCATCTTGTATATGCTTTGCCATGTCGATATCGTTACTTTTTTATTAGTTTCTTTTCCCTGCCCTGCATATAAACAATGACAATTGGAATCGACTTTCCACTTGTTTTTCTTGGAATAATCAATAAAATCTGAATGCATTTGAGATACTAATGCTACTGTAGGGACTACCAATAGAATCTTTTTATCCTTTGGTATCTTATCGATATAATACCTCATCAATGAATATATAATCAAAGATTTTCCTGAACCTGTTGGCGATAAAAGCAAACACCTCTTTTTGTTTAGTGCTTGCATTATTGCATCTATTTGATGTGGAAATGCCTTTATATCCTTTCCCATTGCGTGTGGTTGGATATATTCGGCCATATATTTTTCAACAGATTCTTTGGAATGTTTTTCTACGGGAGTATCGGGGATTTTGATTGTATATTTTCTGTCAACAGCAAACTGTGTCAAATAGTCCATCAATCCTCTATACAAACTTTGGTCGTACATATTGTATAGTTTGATTGTTCCATCCCAAAACTTTGACCTATATGACGCCATATATTTGTGGCCAGGAACTTCAAATGTGAAATATTCAGATATTTCCTTTGCAATGCCACGGTCACACGATACATTCATATGAACATCATCTTTGAAAGATACAATTATGTCATCTGTTATGGCGATATCAATTCTCCGTTGAATCTAATTTGCGTGGCATCTTTGCAGGCTTTCCCTTCCCAAAAACCACATTGTATTCCTGCATCTTTTAGCATTTGTATTCCTACATCGCAAGACTTCTTCCATCTATCTGGCGTCATATCTATAATGTTTTTATGACCTATGACTCGTATAATTCCTGCTTGAATAATTGCTCTTGCACAATCGGCACAACAAATCCAAGGGCAATACATTGTAAGTCCCTCTGTTACTATACCTCTATTGGCTGCTTTGTATATGACATTTCTTTCTGCGTGTTCGACATACAAATATTTATCTTCACTCTGCCAAATATCTTCTGATGTTGTCAGTTTTTCTGGAATACCATTTGCTGCCTGTACTACAACGCCTACATTTGGATGCCAAAGAATGGCAGCATTTTGTGTAGACGGGTCATAACTTTTTGATGCCGCATATTTGTATGCTCTAGAAAGATATATCTCATTCATTGCATCTGTGTTGGGGTTATACGCCACTTACAAATTTTCTCCACTCTATTGCGTTTCTAATTTTCCAATGCCTAGTGTTTAGGTTTTTTATAATGGCATCTAAATACTTTACTTTTTCTTCTTGATATAATTTCAAATGTTGTTTCTGAATTAATTCGGCATCAGATTCTAGATATTTTTCAATATCTGGTTTTAGAATTTTATGTTGAAATGGCAACCATCCCAATTCCTCTAGTTCTTCTCTGTCTAGTTTGCCAGTATAATACTCCCATTTTTTTCTTAGAAGAATGTTATAATCTGATATGGCCTTGCCAAGTATTAATTTTTCATCTGTATATAAATTGAGATATTTGTTATGAAGTTGTGGGATTTTTAATGATTCTAAATCCAATTCAGTATCGTCTATTACCACATCATTCGCAATCATTTTTTTTATTTCATCTAATGTCATAGAATAATATACCTTTGTGTATAATACTACTAGTATACTACAAAAAACAGAAAAGTCAAGTTGTATTTTTAAAGGGCCTCTACTTTATAGGAGGTATAGCCAAATGTAACAGTTGCCACAAGTGGTTCGTTGTCAGTAGTTTTGCTGTCAAATTCTATTCCAGATATAGATTTTGGAAAACATCCTTTGAAGTTTACTTCTAGAAGTGGATTTTTGGCACTATTTGTTATGATTAGAACTGCATCGGAATAATGATTCATTTCATTCGCCGGGTCGCCATGACCTGCGGCATTATATGTGTCAAAATCTTCAAGGTTTGTAATGGTTGACATCCAATTATAAATTTCTAGCCAAGATTTCATTTCTTCGTCAACAATAAAATTTACTGTCAAATCTTCAAATTCAAAAGTATCGCCAGACCTCTTTACTGGAAGGGAAAATCTTGTAGGTTGTAAAATTTCACCCAATGTTAAAGAGGGAAGGTTTACACTTTGACAAAAGAAAACAACAGAAGGTATTCTTTTTAAATCAAACCTAAAAGAAGTGGGGAGTAGAAAATTTGTATTGGTGGGTTGCCTATCTAAAGCAGTTTCCCCAAGAAATTTTCCTATGCCTGGTAAATATGAATATGCTGGTCCTGTGTCGCCCATATAAATGTTCTCCTATACAGTATGTATATCAAATAAAAAGGGAGTCCCGAAGGACTCCCTCTTTTAGAAAGGACTATTTAGAGTTCTATTCTCAACTACCACCTAAACCATGAAGGTTATCAATACGGAAGATTCTGTAGTATTGATTCTTACGGAGTGATGCCGCAGCCAATGGGTCTTGGTTCGTAACGAATGGGTTGTTTACCATTCCGTAACGAGTCTTGAACCCGATTTTTGGTTGGAAGGTATTTTCACCAACTGCACGAACCATTTGTAGTGGAACATACGGACAGTAGAATAAACCTGCATCATAAGGTGAAGAACCACGGTATCCAACACAAGCATAGTTGCTTGCAGTAGAAGTAATACCTGGACCACTATATGGGTCGATGTAAACTTTCATTTTACCATTTAGTAAACCTGCGAAAGTGTTACCTGTATCATCTACTTGCAAGGATGTGTTGATTCCTGGCGATAGTTGTAGGAAACCACTCATTGCGAGTGCGGATGCTACATCTGCGGAGCAGATAACGAAGTTACCTTTACCACGGCGTGTTTGCTTTGCAATAATGTTTGCTTCTCGTTCTAGTTGATAGAGAAGACCACGCCATCGTTCTGCACTCCATCGTCCATCAGAGTCATATTGACAATCATAGACACCACCTGCACCAGTACCACCTGTGGTAATACCACCGGTCTGGCCTGAAGCGGCGTACTTAAGGTCATCGTGTTGTGCGCCAAGGACTGCACCGTAGTAAATTGTACGGATGACTTCTCGGTTGATTTCTGAAAGAATTTCAGTGCTAAGAATGTTAGCAAGTTCTGTTTCTGCATCAAGTCCGTGAACTGCTTTCAAGTCTTGAGCGAGTTCTGTGGTGTACTCTGCTTTGAGGGCGCGAGTCTTTGCTTCCACAGCGGTTCGTTCTACACTGAATGCCATTTCATTGAATAATGTACCTGATTGGCCGAGGCCTTCTGCGGCACTTCTTGACATACCACCGTTTACTTCGTATCCAAGAGTACCACCAGAACCAGAAACGCCGTGGTCTTGGAATAGTGGGTCACCACCAGCACTTGCTGAAGTTGGGCCAGCACTACTTGTAGCACCGTATCTGAGTCGTGCTTCGTTATGTAATGCTTCTGGGCCGTCTTGCGTATTGTATTTGCTCTTGAGTGCAAAGATAAGTCCAGTAGGACCTGTCATTGGTTGCACACCTGCAACATCATATGCGATTAGGTTTGGCATTGCTCTACGAACAAGAGAGATAAGAATTGGGTCAAAACCCTGCATATTATCGTTGGTGTTCGCATGTGCTAGACCCAAACCATCACCAGCCGCGTTGGCAGGTGTTGCTTCATGAAGGTGTTGCTCGCGAATTGCTTGTTCCTGATTTTCCAATAAAATTGCCGTAACATTCTTACGATATGAATCTTGAATGTCTGGCATATCTTCGTGACTAAGTACAGGATTCCATTTTTCCCGTAGTTGGTCAACATTTGCTAAATTTGTATCCATTGAATCTCTCCTTTAAAGTCCTATAAATGAATATTTGAATTCTAATTTCTAGTTTTATGTATAATATCCGTAACTTACGGTATTAGTCTTTTACGCTGTCTTTGATTGATTTGACATATCTGTCCATTACAGTATTTTTGCTGGCTGTTGGATATGTTTCATCCGTTGGTGTAGTATCTGGTTCTTCTGATGATGTAGCCGTTGTGCTTTCACCAAAATAACTTTCTTTTATGATGGTCAACTTTTCTTTGTATTGTTCTGAATCTTCAAATTCGATTCCTTCAGAAAGTTTACGAAGTTTTTCTACTTCTGTATCAACCAATCCGTTAGAAACTTCGTGAAAGATATTACTGCATTGGCTTTCTGAGATTTCTTTCTTTAGTTCCATATTGGTTTCAATTTCAGTATTAAGTTGTTTTTCAAGTTCTTCTGCTTTTTCAACTACACCCTCTAAGAGTTCATAGTTTTCATCTGGAATTGTAATACTATTATTTTCAAACAATTCCTTGAGTCCTGTAATGAAGGATTCAGCAATATCTGAACGGATTCCGTTTTCTACTGCTAATTCGTTTTCTTTCATCCATTCTTCTACAACATAATTGAGATAATCATCTAGACGCTCAGTTAGATGGTCTGTGATTTCTTTTGTATGTTCTGCAATAACTTTATCGTGATTTTCTTTGAGTTCTTCTTCAATAACACTAACTCTTTCTGCTATTGCTGCCTCAAAGATGGTTGTTGCGGCTTCCTTAAAATCTTCTGAAAGGTCCTCAGATGAAGTAGCAAAAAGAACTTCAAGATGTTCCTTTGCAGGAACAGGTGCATCGGTCTTGCCTTTGGCCTTTTGTTCGATACTTTTCTTGTTCTTTTTGTCTTTGCCTTCTGTTCCCTTGTCCGTATCGACCTTAGCACCTTTGCCTGTGCCGTCATCATATAGTTTTGTATCCTCGATAGATTTAATATCTAGAGTTGGTGTTTCTGATGCTTCGTTTGTTTCTTCTTCAGCATCTTCAACTACTAATGAATCATCTGTTTCAACAATTTCATCTGTATTAATTTCTTCTAACAAATCTTTATTAAGGATGTCTTTTGCCGCACTGATGGGGTCTTTGTAATCCATTAGTTATCTCCTATTTCTTTCAAACTAGTTTGTGGTTTTATAACCTATTTACTTCTTTATGTATATTTAAATACATTTTCACTTACTTATATCCATTCAATTTGGATAAAAAGTCAGCAAATACACTTAATGATTTTTCTTCTAGTTCTCTAGAAGAAGCCGTTTTTATAATTCTTTCATATTCTGCAATTTCATGTTCTTTCAAACATCCATTTTCCCATACCCATTCTTTTCCTTCCATTATGCCATTTACATAGGCATCGGGTGCTGATGGGTCTGCAACAATATCAACTGCCGCAAGCATAAAATCTTCTTGTACTTCATTTACACCGTTTTTTTGCTTTAAAGAACCCATTCCTCTTGAAGATACACCCAATTTGGCGCCTTCGTCCATTAGATTCTTCACAATATTACCGTAGGGTGTATCTAAAACTTTTGCTCTACCCCAAACATTATTACCATCTTCTTTTAGTTGGTGAATAATATGGGACACTCTTTCTAAATTTAGACTTGGCCCTTCGGGATGTCCTAATTCACCCATAGCACGATTACCTTTTACATACTCTTTAGCATATCGTTTTACTTCTTTCATAAGAATTGATTTTGGGTATACTCGACCATTACGATTCTTTGTTTCTGCTTGCATAAAAATACCTTCGATAAAGTGATTCTTTTTACCATCTTCTTTATCTTCGGTAATATATCGAATATTTTCTGTTGTTTCTGTAATTAATTTCATCTATTCCCCTTCTTGATGATTATCATTTTCTGAATGTGCTGGCCTTTGTGCGTAATTTGCAGATATTTCTGCTTTTACTGCATCCATTTGCTCAGCCGCTTTTCTATAAAGTGTATTTTTTGTTTCTTTTCTGGCAGAAATGAAGTCACCATCCATTACAGATTTAATTATATTTTCTTGTTCCATTTTTATTATCCTGCTTTTTCGCAAGCAAAAGAAACCATTGATTTGAATGATTCTGCATCTTGCATCAATTTATTTCTAAACACTTCTTGATTTTCTGTCGTCAACATATCATGAACATTATTGATTTTATTGGCATCTTCTGGTATGAGGTCTACTTCTTCGCCGTTTAGAAGTTCCAACACAACAGCATCATTATTTTCTGTTACAAATCGTAAAGAGTTTACTAATTTTAATACAGATTCGTTTGATGCTTGTGCTTCTTTTTCATCTTGTGGTGTGTTATGCACTGGAGAAATTAATGTATTTGAGATTCCACCCTTCATGTCATCAACTTTAACTGCTATACGGTCTTTTACCGCACTGTCAAATTCAGTTTGAAACTCGCTCACATTTTTGTTTAATATCGAGCCAATCATCTTTTTTACGGGGTTCATCTTATTTTCTCCTAGTGTAGTGTTTATTTAATAATTACTGTTTGGTTCTTCGTCATTTGGGTTGATTGCACCTGTTTTCTTTTCGGCAGCAATCTGTTTGTCTATTTCTTTAATCTCTTGTTCGTCTTGTTTGAGTATATTTTTTCGTACATAATCAATAGAGTAGTATCGGCCTATATATTCATCCATGACATTCAAGACATCCATTCGTTCTTTTAAAATCTCTGCTTCTTTCAATTCGGCATAAAATGAATCGGCTTTATAGTTAAAATCAATATGTTGTTTGATTTTATCCCAATCCTCCTCTGTAATAATACCCTTTAGCACCAACTGAACTCGTAATAGATTTATAAATAATTCAGAAAATTTCTTTCTAAGTCGATAGATAAATTTTGAAAATTTTACTTCGTCCCTAGTTATTTCGGCAGCCCTACCCATATTGAAACCATTATCTGCTTCTAATCGGCTGATAGGAATATTCAATGATTTATACAGTTGTTTCTTGAAATATTCAACATCATCCATTTCACCAAGATTTTGTCCACCGTCAAGTGTTGCAATTTCTGTTCCACGACCACCTTCGCGGCGAGGAAGCCAGTAATCTTCAAGCATTGACATATGTTTTTTATCATCTCGTATCTCACCTGTATTGGCATCATAAACCAATTTATTTCGATAACGGTTCATGATGTCTTTAAGATATTGTTCTGCTTTATTCTTTGGTAAATTACCAACATCAATATAGAAAATTCTTCGTTCAGGTGCGCGGGAAATTCTATAAATTACAACTGCATCCTCAATCATTCTAAGTTGATTGAGTGGTTTTATTGCTTTTTGTAAGTATCCTACAACTCTTTTGCCTGTTCGGTCATATAATCCTGAATGAATATAACAAACTGAATCGAGTGCTACCTTTATTCCTTCGTCTGGTATCGGTTTCTGTTCAAAAGAATCATAATACACATAAAATTCTTCTACACCGTCAACCATATCCACTACGGATGATCCTTTTTGCATGGGCTTTTTCTTTACATTTCTGATTTTTCTTATTTGTGTAGAATCGATGGGCCTGAGTTCTTGTATGCCCTTCTTAGAATTTTCGTCTAATATGATATGGTAGTATAGTCTGCTATCGATATACCACTTTCTGTAAATTTCATAACCCTTGTTTCCAAAATCTAAAAGTTGAAGAACATTATCAAATTCGTTTGCAATTTTAATTTTAATTGAATCCGCATAATCCACTTCGTCTAAATTTATTTCAACAGGTCTTTTACTGTTGTCATATACGATGGATTCGTTTACGATGTCGTCAACCGCTATTTCACATTCTGGACTGAGGGACATATCACGATATCTATTGATTAATTCAATATCGTTTCTGATTGCACCTTCAATGTCTAGATATGTTCCATAAAATCCTGCACCGCTGGGGGCAATTGTAATGGCGCCATCATCAAAATCAGGCGGTACAAAGGATTTTACTTTATTTCCGCCTGTTTCTGTTGAATTTATGTTTGGAGAAGTTTTTCCCTTTTTACCTATTGAAAAACCAAATAATTCTATCGGCATGTTCTATTTCCTCATTATATAAAATTCGTTTGTGAAATTAACCCATTGCTTTTTTGTGTTTTGGATGTGTAAAATTGATACCGTCTGTTGTCCAATATGAATATTGTAGTGTTACGCCAAATTCTGCAATTGAGTCCGTGGTCTCTGCATTTACTTCAATCGCTGCTATTTCTGAAGGCCAGCAACCATAAAAAGTATATTCTTTTAAAACATTTCCACCCCTGTCCAATTGTGAGATTTGCCAATCTTTGAAAACATCTGGATTAGCATAATTCCCTCTATTTCCAAGAGGTTGATGGTCTGGGCTGCCACCCAAACCAGATACATTATCCACATGTTCATTTATGTCGTTTGACCATTGTTCAAATGAATCTCTTAGTGCTAAATCTCCTCGGCACATTACAGTAATAGTCCATTCTGCGAATGACCGATCTCCCGGAATTGGGACTTTTCTTCCGCGATAAGGAACTTCAATTTTCCCCAAAGTGGATGCTGGTAAATTGGCGGACTTGATATGAAAACTTTGAGATTCTCTTTTTGAATTGTCGGCTCCGATTGAACCAGAAACTTGGAAAAGGTGAGGTCTAATACCACCTCCAACAAAATTACTGGCAAATTTATCAATGTTCATCTTTGTTTCTCCTTAATGTGTCTAAACAAAATTACTTTCTATTATTATATAGGGATTTTCTTTTAGAAAAAGGCATATATTCCCTATTATTTTATGCTCCTACAACTTCACTGAAATCTACACCAGTTCTGGTTGCAATGAAATTCAACTGAATGAAGTTGATTGAACGGGTTGGTTTGACATAAATGTCTGCAACAAATTCATTTCGGTCTATTACGCTGCCGGGATTGTTTGTGTCATCACAAACTACCATAAAGTCAGTGATTCCTCTACGAGATTGAATATCTCTTAGGAATGGAACAATCATACTCTTGAATTGTGAACGAGTAAATTGGTCGTTGAGTTCAAAGAGTTGATATTTGGCAGCAGTTGCAATTGCTTTTTCAAGAACAATGAAAAGTCGTCTTACATTGATTCTATCGAATGCACTTGGTTTT